TTAATTGCCTGCATTCTTTTCTTCTCCTCGGACGCGTACGTTTTCAAGGATGCGTTGGCACCCTGCAATAAGTCCGTCTGCATCTGTGAGGTTTTCTTCAATACAGTCAGCTCGCTCTGCAGCATTATCGACTGCTGCTTCGCCTTGTTCAATTCCGTCTTGGATATTTCGAGTTCGGTCTTCAGCAGACTCAATTCCTTCTGTGATTTCTCGTTCAGTTGTTTCAGCTGAGCCAAGTTGCTCTCTAACTGATTCAACTCCTGCTCCGTTATACGGTAGGTCTTTTCCGCTGTGTACCCAGTAGCAGGCAGCCATAAGCAAAACACAAAGGCCAAAACCAACAATAATATATTTCTTGTTTTCATGCAGCATTTCACCACCTCGCTAAAAATAGAGTTTTTTCATAGGTCAAATCATACGCACCATCAAATTTGAACGGCTTAAAATGCATTTCTGTGGGTCGTTTTCTTTGGGCTTTTATATATTTTTCTGCCACCAAGCAGCTTTCCCCCTGATTACTTCTCCGCCTGGGTTTAGTTCACTTGTAACCGGTGCATCCGGTAAATACCACAAGTCCCAACGTTCACAAGTAGTGTTTGGGCCATAATCATCTTCTTCAGCAGCTTCGCAGTGCGTTTGCACATGGGCATAATCTATAGGTAGTTTTAATTCTTCACAAAGCACAGCTATAGCTTTTGCCACCCCATCGATTTGGTCTTGCGTAGGTGGATAATCGCCAAAGTCTGTATTGTAACCACTATGTGCTTCTGCCCCATAACAGCCTGCCATGCAGATACCAATGGCTTTGCTGTTTCTATGCCAAGTATGTGCCAAAAGCTCCGTTAAATCATCTGTGCTGGCATAAATACTTCCATCGGCATCTACGTTAATATGGTAATCATCAAAAAACTGATGGTACCTTCCTGCGCTCCAATGTACATAAATTTTATCAATATAGCCTTTAGCAGCTTGAGCCATTTCTCTTAATTCATCTAAGGTTATTTTTCTCATGCTCCTCATCCTCCTCAAAATTGTCCGGTATTCCATTATTGTTCATATCAATAAAACAGCCTGCTATGAAGGTCATAAACCCTATCATAGCAGGCCCAATCATTTCTTTAATTACCGCCAATAAATCACTCATAACAATCTGCCCATTATGCCATTGGTACAGCCAGGCAATATAATACGTAGCAACCAAAACCACAACAAGCAGAAAATAACCTACAATCACAGTCTTTATTGGCCTGCTCATAGCATTTATTTTCACCTTTACAGTACTAAGAACATTGCCTAAGATTACTTTTGCATTATCAAACACACTTATTCCCCCTTGTAATTTGGCAGTGCTTTTATTTCAGCCATCAGATCGTCTATTACTCCATTGGCACCAAGGTTTTCATAGCTTTCATAACAGGAAACTATGCTGTCCTTAGCGTAAATGGGAATCCACTTCTTTTCAGTTACATAATGGTTATAAACCTGAATGATTCTGTCTCTAAGCAGTGCCTGAAGTCCGGTCTGGATAGCATCCTGACGTTTCTTTCTGGCTCTAAGCTCTGTAAAGATATAGGTTAAAAGCATACCCATCCCGGCACTTAAAATACTTGTTAATATTTCCTTCCCCATATAGTTATCCCCCTATCAGCCTTTCCATATCAATCGCTCTGCCTGTATACCGACAGTTTTGCGCCCCAAAATACACCTTTTCAGTGGGTATATATTTAAAAGACACCGCATTATGTCCATGGCTTACCCTTACACTCTGCCCCGCATGACTTATAAAGACTGGTGTTTTCCAAAAGTCAGAAATAAGAGTTTCAAAGCTTAGCGTCAAAACACCATCATTAATAGCCGCCTTCACATCTTTTATCGTCCAGCTATATTTCCAATCAAGCTCATGGATATAATCCATGGTATAGTGAGCAAAACAGCTAAAATTGTTGGTATCGCTGGGCAGCTCATTCATACCTTTCAGCAAAAATACTTTTATAAAAACATTACTGCCACTTTTATCAATCTGCACAAAGCACCGCTGAGATAGATTAGTCAAAAACTCACTTGGCAGCATATCCAGTACCTGCAGTATTTCCCTAAAGTTATAAAGCACATAGGTATTATCCGTAATGCCATTATTAAGAACTACCGTAGAACTTCCCTCTCGTAAAAGCTCCGTATCAATAATATTCAGTCTGTCATTGTGATAAAAATTAAGTACTTTACCTTCAATATTCAGTTTTATCGTTTCCGCATCATTCTTTCGGTTAACCGCATTCGGAAAAACAAATAAATTCTTAATCGGCATAACTTGCCCCTTTCCACTTTTCGTATTCAGCCTTAAACCAGCTAAAAAGTTCTTTATTGATATAGCATTCAATATCCCTGCTCTTACTTTTAAGGCAGCCGCCACCGCACATAAAATAAACCGGGCAGTATTTGCATTCTGGAAAATTATCATCCAGAACTCTTTGCTGCTCGGCTTTCCAGTTTTTAGTCAACTTTTCATCTCTTATATAAAGGCAGGTAACACTTTTTCCCTTGGTGTTATATTTTTGCAGATTCTTATTAACGCAGTAAGTTTCTCCATAGTCAAAATTTGCTTGGTACCGTTTTAATAATCCTGTAAACATTCCTTCATAGCGAAAGTTACGAACACCGTATTTAAATCGCTGTTCCATAAAACTACCGACCATATTCTTGTACTGTTTTAAGATGTAATCTGCATCTCCAAGGCTTAATGCGTATTTATCATTGGCATCGTTAGTAGCATGAGCAAAATGAGGGAAAAAAGATAACTGCCTGCCAATAATTCTCTCCTTAGCGGCAAAGGATGTAATAATTGATCTTAAATCGGTATGCCCATGATGGAGCGTAGTAGAAACAGCTAATTTTGGATAATCAATAAGCTTAGTAAAGGGGTCAAATCCTCGCTCAGAATTTTTCCCTCCATCAAAGCTGATACATACTAAAAAATCATGCTTTTTAAAAAATGGCAAATACGCCTCTAAGTTAACGCCATTTGTGCATATAGCAAACTTTGCTTTTGGCAGAGCCGCTACAACCTGCTTTATTTCATCCATGTATAAAGTCGGTTCGCCGCCCATAAATTTGACGGTAAGGTTATCCTGCTTTTTTAACTGCTCCAAAAGATTCGCTGAAAGTCCCGTTTCACGCTCATCTTCTTCTCTGTGGCAGTAGGCACAATTTAGATTGCACTTACTGCCCATATAAATAGTTGCCTGCATTTTAACCCTCCAGGATGAGGTTGTATTCATTCCAAACCTCATACCACTTTCTGCCAAGCTTAAGCTTAAATATACCTGTATGCCCCATAGGATAAAGTCTAAAATTACCTCTGCCATTTTCAAGCTGTACTCTGCGGTTGTTTGTAACTCCGCAGCTGCTGTCTATCGTAACATCGTCATCATCAATATCGCGGGTAAGTTCTTCTCCTTCAAAATTACCAGAGTATTTTATAATCTCAAACTCCACATAATCCTTATCCTTCACTAAAGCAATCGGTATTGTAAAATCACCGCTTTGCGGCATTCCTTTCCTGTTGGCCATAAGAATTCTCTCACCAATCTTTAAAGCATAACTGTCCCACAAATGCATCCTAGGGTGATCGCCTGTTACCAAATCATCAGAATTAAAACTTATTACCTCATACTCCTCATCGGCTTCTATTTCAGTATTTTCAGGTCTGCCTTCAAAAACACGGATAATAATATCCCGCTCCGCACCACCAATTACTCCGGTATCAAGCTGCAGTACATCTGCTGTTCCGTAGAGCTGCAAAAGCTCTGCAAAATCAAGTTTTACGCTTACTCCCAGCCTGTTAAGGTCTAAAAACTTAAAATCCGACTTACTCATCTTGCGATAATTTTTAACCTTACCAGGACTAGCGACCAGAGTATAACTGTTATAAGGTCGCAGAGTTTCAATCGTATCCTTGCCATAGCCTGCCGGATATTTAGAAGTTACTTCTGCGGTGACACATAGCTCCTTGATGGTTATTTTTAGTTTATGCTCTGAATCAGACCTCTCGTTAAAACATATCTTAAGCATCGTTATCCTCCAATTTAAAACAGTAATTTCCTGCAAATATAGAATCACAGCCTTCCGCTTTAATTTCATAGGTTATGTATTTTCCCACTGTTTTTTCGGCCTTATCTTTCACCATCCGCATATTGGGCTGGGCCATATAAAAAGATGTTTTTTCGGCTTCTGCAACTTTCTTATTTCCATAAACGGTTTTTAAAATAGCTCCCTTAGACACAATAAGCTTCGGATTTTTACCGAAGGTATATGCCACGCTCACCGATTTGTTTTGAATCTCTTTCACTGCAAAAGCTCGATGAAGCTGGTTCAGCACTTTATCTCCCGGTTTCAATTCTTTAATATCCACAGGTCCTTTATCTGTTAAAATCAAGCCTTGTATAATCATTTTCATCAACCTCCATCATCTCCGCAGTCACAATTACTGCAGTTACAGTTACAATTGCAATTCGTACATTCCGTCTGGCAATACTGACAACGTACCGACTGGCAGCCCTGACAGGTTTGACACCCCTGGCAACTTTGACAGTAAGTGCTTTGGCAATAGCTGGTTTGGCAGGTCTGACAGCAATTCGCCTGGCAGCAGTTGCCTGAAAAACTTGTTTCCAGATTATTTACCGCCGTTCTTAAAAGCATAATATTTGCACTTATCACCTTGGTATATGTCAAGCCACTTAAATTTATAGCGGATGATTTATTGGCATTAGCCGCCATGGCAGTCAATGCTGCTGCCAATTCCGATATGTGCAGTTTTTTTACCGTAATATTACTGTTTAAGGTTGTATCTGTATAAGCCATTTAAGCACTTCACCCCCCATCATCACCGCAGTCACAATTACATTGCATGGACTGACAACTATAGCTTTGACAGCTTTGGCAGGATAAGCTTTGACAACTCTGGCTTTGGCACACGGCACTCTGGCAGGTGGCGCTCTGACAGGTCTGGCAATAAGTACAGTTGCCGCAATTATCAACATTCGCCGCATAGCTTTGCAGCCTATCAATAGCTGTTCTTAGTTCGGTAATATGCACCGGTCTTATTTTTGAGGTATATGAAACTGTTGTCTCCGTAAAGGTTGTTTTAGTAATAGCTCCATTAACCGCCATTTACTTCACCCGCCATCAGCCTGCCGTACTCTTCAAAAACTGAAAGCACCGGCAAAAAGACCGCTTGTTTTAGTCTGCAATAACCCTCCTGCCTTGCCTTAGTTCCTACTAGTTTACATCCCCCTCGGCAAAAGGCTGCTGCCGGACAAGCATTGCATTCTTTTAGGTTTAATTTAGTGTTATCTGATGCCATAACCTTATTTAGGTAAGTAAAATAGCCATCTTCAATAGTACACACCCTGCTGCTAGTGTTATGGCAGGGATACAAATTTCCTTCCAAATCCAAGTTCATAACATCATACCCATTACCGCAGAAGCAGTAGTTTTTATGCAGTCTGCCATCTCCCTCAGCATAGAATCGTTTCAACATACCAAACATTCTATCCACATAAGCAAGATTGGTATAATCCTTCAGTTCTGTTTTACTGCCGCTTAATCTTTTCTCCAGATAAAATTTGCCAAGCTCCAGCATTTCCTGCTCAACTCTTGCGTAATCTACAGCTAATAGTTCTTGCGGCAAATCCCCTGTGTTAAAAATTTCATCAATATTAATGCCCACATGATACCCATGAATTTTATAGTAATCATCGGATATGCTCTGAAAATCCTCTAATATTTGCAATGGATACGCTTTGCTGCTTAAAACAGCGGATAAGCCAAGCTGCTCTATGCCCAGCAGGAGCTTTCTTTTTTCTTTACCTGCAAATACATCATATCCACGGGTTTCCAGCACATTTCTTCCGTCCCATGAAATAGTTACAGGCATTTTATTGGCATTAAAAAAGGTCACCATGTCCTCGGTGACCGCCTTCCCGTTTGTAATAACTGAAAACCAACAGTATTCATTTGTTTTTTCTACTACCGTCTTAATGTTTGCAAAATATAATAACGGTTCTCCGCCGTAAAACTGGATATGCAGTTTCTGTCCTTTTGGCAGTTCATCAGCACATTCTTTCAAGAAGTCATATATGACAGGATTAATTTTCTCTGTCAGCTGCCGATTTACCAAAGGATGCTGCAAACAATAACGGCAGTTCATATTACAACTATTACCCAACATTAAAAACACTGTATGTATCCTTCGCTTTAAAAATCTCCCCATCACTGCCTCCTGACCATTATCTTTACTCGTCTTACATTTTGAAAGCTGTCGCTTGCTACGATTCTTCCTACAACACTATCTTCCTTATCGCCTTCAGTAAAGGCTCTGCCAACTCCGGGTATTTCTGATGGAACAACCTTCATTCCAGCAATAGCAGTACCATAAAACTTAACGTGCACTCTTCCTGCTAAAGCTACAGGGATATAGTTTTGAATTACTTTACCAATATCCACATTGCCATTTTCATCTGTTTCTCCACCAATTATTTGGGCATATTCATCACTATGGACGCCAACCACCATAATCGACTTATCTGTTGCCTTTTCGTAGCATTCTTTGCCACCATCAGCCAAAGCAATAATATCTCCCGTTTCTGTTTCTCCTCCTCTGGGGAAAAATTCAGCATAGTCGTTATAATAGGCGTTTACTACTTTAGCTGCCGTTAAAGTTCCGGCTATAGTCACATTGCCGCTAGTATCTTGAACAACATAATTGCTATCATTGGTGAGCTGACTTGTTTTATTTGGAATAATAGGTTTATTTAAAAGATCACTATAACTGCCCGTGGAAGCAACCGTGGCAAGTTTAGTAATGCCCCCTGTCATTTCGGCTTTCGTAGCATAGGTACTTACAATATTATTTCCATCCACGTCCTGTACCGCTTTAGTGGCACTTACTGCATTAGCAGTTTTATCTAACTTTCCTGCAATAAGATTTGTTATGGTAGTCGCAAAATTGGGGTCATTTCCTAAGGCAGCAGCTAGTTCCTTGATGGTATCCAAAGTTCCGGGAGCAGATGCTACGAGTGCAGCAATTGCTGTCTGGACAAAAGAAGTACTCGCAATAATCTGTGAGCTGTTTCCCTGAGCCGCCGTAGGCACTTTAGGTGATCCCGTAAAAGAAGGGGAAGCAAGATCCGCTTTTAAAGGTAAATCCACGGTTTCCAGTTTTTCTAAACTTGAAGCTGCTTTTTCAGCACTTTGTCTGGCTGACGTTTCGCTGTTTGCTGAGTTCTTTTCAGATATAGCCGCAGCGTTAGCACTATCACTGCTCGCCTTAGCATATGAGTCAGCATTTAAAGCACTATTAGAAGAGGCTATCGCTGACTTTGATGCGTTATTAGCATATTCTTTAGATAAGGATGACCAGCTTTTAGCTGATTTTGCATCTGTTATGCCGTCCGGATCTGCATCGCTTTCTGCCCACTGCCTGGCCACATCTGCCCAGTTCTTAGCAGAACGTGTTTCGCTTCCTGTCGGTGGCTCGTTGCTTTCTGCCCAGGCTTCAGCAAGATTTTTACTTTCTTTAGCACTTTCAGCATACTCAAAAGCTTTATCTGCGAATTCTTTGGCAACCTCTGCACCATATTCGCCTACCTCAAGTTCCTTACCTTCTGCATTATTAAACGCACTGACCTCTATTTCAATCGACATTATGAGCCACCCCCTTAATCATAAAATACGCTGACCAGATAAGCGTTGTAATCTTTTGAGTGTTTCTGTTAATAATGGCAATATCATAGACATAGGTATCCGGAGCCAGACTATCTAACTCTCCTAAGGTAATTGGCAGGTCAATATAGGTTTTCCCTGCATTATAGACATCCTTCTGAAATACCACATCCGTTGAATTTGAAGTTGCTTTAATGGAAAAGCGGAATTTATCATCAGATGTGAGCATGTAGTCTTTAAACTTAAACCTTATGGTATAAGTATCATACTGGGATACCTCAACATTAAAATTACTATCTATTGAAATCAAAACACATCACCGCCTTCACATATCATCGCCGCAGTCACAATTGCAGTTGTAATAATTTGTACCCTTTATAAATTCCAATGTCTGACTGCGATTGATTAAATGCTGTATTACTTCCCTTAAAGTATACGTCCCGGCAGGAAGCCCCCGGTGCTGTTTCACTCTTACATAACCGGAAGCAAGATTGCCACCGCCGGAACTTTCTGAAGAATCATAACTAACAGCAGTTCCGGAAAGCCTTACATCTCTTTCCGGCTGAGTGCTAGTAGTCACCGCAAGCTCCAGCATATCCTGCACCCTGTCATCCACCAGTGTGCCTATACCGTTATAGCTGGCATAAACGATTTTTCCGGCATCAGCTGCGTTAAACAGAAGTGTTCCGGTATTCCAATCTGCCACTCCATGAGCTGTCGTATTATAATCCGGCCAATACTGCCCTTGACTAGGCTGCGCTGCCACTTCTGTAAGTACAGCACCATTGGCAAACTTTATATTCAGAGAGCTAGGGTCTGTTTTTTGCGGTACCTCATTAAGCCTTACGGTATAGGGACTTTGATTTGGCACTTGATGGTATTCGCCGGATATTTTCTTTATGTTGATAACATTCAAAAACGGGTCTAGTCTATAATCTTTAATCGCCACCTTACTACCTCCTTAAAGTGCCGTCAGCTGCTTAATGGCAGAGGACTGCGATTGTTCTATATTCATGGCATTTCTTTCTATGTCAGAGAGATATTTTTCCAGTGAAAAGATTGGCTCTCCTAGTTCCATATCTGTAGCGATGCCCCCAGATGCTGAAATCGTATATTTTACTTTAGTAATAGGATAATCATGGGTATCCCCGGACAGAGTCCTTATTTGAGCCTGCCCTGTCGTAGTCATATGCCGTACGTTAAAAGTACCATCAACTAGCGGATACTCAAGCCGCACTCCGCTTATCTTTGCGGATTTGATGGGATTCTTATAGCGTTCAAGCTGATTTTCTCCCCATCTAACCGCATCAGATACTTCATAGGCTGAAGGCAAGGTCCACACTTTATCTCGTTTACCAAATTTTACAATGCTCACATCATCTTTCACTACGCACAGCCACTGCTCCCCTTCATCGTCAATATTACCCCCCTTAATCCTTGCCCAATTTACAATCTTTTCTACGTTCCAAGATGGGATATATTTATTTATGTGCTTTCCTACCGTAAGTCTTGCCTGTTCATTAATACCGGTTTCCCTCGGCATAAAATAGAGGTTTCTGTATTCGTCCACACCATAAACATAGTCCACAGCAAAATCTGCTAAGGTAGACAAAGCCTCTTTTACCGTGACCCCATCAAAGACGAGCTTCGTGATGATGTATCCAGCATCGCTTATTTTACTGGCATTATAAATAAGGCCATGCGTTCTTTCTGCTTTCATAGCAATATCCCGAACGATTGCCCCAGGATCCATATTTTCATAGGTTTCAAAAAGCACCAGTTTTTCCAGACGGTTGTAGTAACCATGAACTGTAAATTTATATTCTGTTTCCGTTGAGCCTTCCACGGGTCTTGTAATAATGTAACCGGAATACCACGGCTGCTCATCTCCAAAAAGGTGAATATCCACTCGCTGCATATAATTAAGTTCACTGTTCTTGGGTAATACTTTAAAGCTTAGTTCGCAGCTGCCGCAGCCTGTGGAACTTATCTCAAAGGTTACCTTGCTTAAAGAATTCTTCTCGCTTCCACTGCCGAAAAAAGCTGTCCTTGTTCCATCCTCCGCATAGGCAATAACCGTGTACTGGCCGGGATAATATTTTTTTATTTCCCCTTTTTGATGTTCATTGGCATCGTTTCCTGTTTTTCCAGCGAATATAAACCTTCCAAATAGGCTTCTTCCAAAACTAAAATTCATATAAACCACCTGTTGGTGTAAATAATTTCAATTTTTCCTGCGGCACCTGTGTAATACAAGGTGTTTTTCCCCGGTACAGCCTGCAAAAACTGCCCGTTGAAAGTATTTATACTATTGAAATCATTGCGCCATACCGTACCTTCTTTGGCATTAATAACAGTAAAGGTAGGTGCGATCAAAAGCGCATCTGCCAGTTTAAACTGCTTTTTAGTTTCCTCATGCCATACGATAATACTTGCCATTTTGTTTTTAGGGATAAATTTAAATGTAAGAGGTGTATCCACGCTTCCTAAATTATGCAGCACCATCTCTGCCTGATAGGCTTCTGCCGGAAAATCATATACAACAAGGCTTTCTTGCCCTTGATACCGGAACGGGTCAGCTAAAAGAAGGCTTACCGTAATATTACTCCATCTTTGTTTAAAGCCGTTCACATAATCATGGGTAATCTTACTTATGCCTGCCACATTAAAACAACGGTCAGACCGACCGCAGTACAGCTTATAATCCATCTGAGCAAAACACCTATAAGCTCTGTTTAACATTTCATCATGAGTAAATTCGTCTGCTCCACACATAGAGAATTTCACCTTGATGGTATGCCCTTTAACCATACCGTCACCCACAACATCTCCGCCATGAGAAAATGCTCTGTCCTCAATTTTATTATTAAAATCATAGTTTCCGGCATCTGAGAGCGACCATTCCGATGGCAGAACATATTCATGCCCGTCTTTGATAATTCTTAAGGCTGAATCCGTACTTTCTCTTATAGGAAAATTCATGTCACACACCTCGTAATCCGGCAGCCACCATACTGTTTAATTCATCAAACAAATCTTCTACTTCTGCCGCATTATTTATATCACCATAAATATTCTGCGTTACCTGGGCAGACGTACTTGCTCCTGCTGCTGCAATCCCTTCAGCAATATTGTTAAACACTGCACGGTTTAAAGGCAGTGCCACCTCGTTGTCTGCTCCCTCACCAATGATACCTAAGGTTGGTCCTGTAAAGTACCCGCCCTTAGCATATTCTCCAACAGCAATACTCCCCGCTGAATTACCGGCACTTCCTCCCACTGAAGATACCGCTAAAAGCGAAGTTCCTAAGGCGGCTGCCGTAACAAGGGAAGTAGTAACCATGCCTAAGGCTCTGGCCGCAGAACCAGGGTGAACTGTTTCATAAGCCACTGCCACAGGAGCCCATGCAGAAAGCTCCGCCGCTGACTGTGCAGTGCTTGCTGCCGCTTCTTTTTTCTGAATGTTCTGCCCCATAACGTGGGACATAATCATTCCTGCCGCCTGTTTGGCAAAATACTGAGCAATCACTTTCAGCATACTCTTGCCTAAATCCGCAAAAGCATCTTTTGCACTTTTAGCATTGGTAAGTATACTTGTAAAGGCATCTTCCAATCCCGTTAAGGCTGTACTGTACATCCCCGCAACAAGCTGCGAAATCGTCATGTGTTCGGCTAGGAATGCCTCTTTGTAGGTATCCATCATGGTCTTTTGTGCTTCCATATCATTAAGGCGAATGGCTGCTTCTTCCGTCAGCACTTCCTGCAGTCTAGCAAGGTCATTAGTTCTGTAAGCCTCATCAATACTTGCCTGAATATCCTTGCACTGAGCGTGATACTCCGCTTTTGTATCTTCGTATGCTTTATCTTCTGCCAATTTATCCTTGAGCATCTGTTTATGGAAATCAAGCTCACCTGTTTCACTTTGCTCAAAAGCAATGCTGCGTTCCTTTAAAGCCTGAATAAACACTTCTTTTTCAGAATTTGTAAGACCGATAAAAGTGTTATTAAGATTTTGCCATCGTTCTTCAATCTCGCTGAACGTTTTTTCATGTTCCAATTCCATTTTTACAAGTTCTGCGGCTGCAGCATCCGTATTTAATACCGCTGCCGCTTCTTCAGAAGCAAAGGCGGCATCTCTAATGCTATTTCTTATATCTTGGGTTTTCTTAGCTTCTTCATAGAGTGCCGTAAGTCTTTTCTGAGCATATAATTCCGCCAATCGCTGTTTGTCCCGCTCATAATTTTCATTAGCAGCTTTTGACTTTTCCAGTTCCGCCGTTTCTTCCTTATACCAGCGGTCTACAAGCTCCGACTTTGTATTAAAGGTACGCACCCATTCATCCTCAATGGATTTGGAAGTGGTGGCAGCTTTAGAGGCGGTATTATCCGCAGAAGAGCCTTTGCCTCCACCACCGGAAACCCCTGATGGAACACTCGCGCCGCCAGAACCTTTAAAATTACTAAAATCGGGCATTTTCCATTCTTTTTTCGGCGTGGCTGTCATGCTGTTACTGCCTTTTGCCGTATCTCCACCCACATCGTTTAAAGCTTCGTTCGTTTCAAATATTTTAGCAATAAGCCCGGAAAGCCAGCTTATTGCACTGCTAACAAAATTAGAAATTGTAGCAAGTCCGCTTGATGCCCAAGCCGGCAAAACACTATCTGCCATACCGCTTAAAGCAGAGGCAACCGCATCCAATGCTGAGCCTACACCATTAACCATCCATTCAAAAGCACTGCATATACCTTCAAGTACATTCGAAACCATCTCTAAAAGATAAGCTGCTCCTGTGATAAGCATGCCAAAATATTGTAGTATTCCTGTTATTACTACACCTACGACTGCTGCAAATGCTACAAGCAACGGTCTTAAGGCCGTAAGAACTGATGAAAGCAAACTTCCAACTGCAGAAAAAGCTGACTGCAATGCACTTCCTGCCTGAGATAAAGCTTCGGTCTTTATTCCCATCAATTGAAATACATCTGCTATACTTATCCCTTTTGCCCAAAGTGTATAAAGAGCTGCTCCAATAGCCGTTATTACTGCTATAAAAGGAGCAGCCGCAGCTACTGCAGCTCCTATTGCCGTAACAAAAGGCGCTGCCATCGCAAGGGCAGTAGCACCTGCTGCATACATGGCAGGAATAGCAACTCCTGTTAAAGCTGTTCCAAAAGCAATAATAGCAAGCTGTACCTCCGGTGGGATACAGTTTAGTATGGCTTCTCTAATACCGCCTTCCTGCAAAACAGATGCAAAATTACTGAGCCACTCGCCAATACCACTAAACAGTTCCGGCAAATTCAGTGCCTCTGCAATAGCCAGGCCAGCCTGAGAAGCAACCTGCCCCAAACCATCCATAAGATTAGACCAGGTACCTAAAATAGTACTGCTTTGCTGCTCCATCATACCGCCATAACGGTTTTCCATCCCGCTTACTAATGCATCTAATGCCATTTGGCTGTCTACCATACGCTTAGTTACCATGTCCTGGGCCGTTGCAACATCTGTTCCCAGCTTATCTGCTAAAAGCTGCCAGGCAGGAATGCCAAGTTCGGTAATCTGCATCATTTCCTGGCTTGCCAGCTTTCCTTTTGCGGCAATCTGCCCTAAAGCTATGGTTAATCTGTTTACACCATCTTGACCAGCTCCTACACCTGCCGCAGCATCACCCACGGCAGTAAGAGTTGGTATAATCTGCTCAGCCGTAAAACCAAAAGCCAAAAACTTTTGACTGGCTTTAGTAACATCATTAAATTCAAAAGGGGTATGTGCCGCAAAATCCTGCAGTTCTTTTACAAAAGCTGTGGCCTTTTCGGCGCTTCCCAGCATATTTGTCATTGCTACCTGAACATTTTGCAGTTCTCCTCCTGCTTTTACAGCATAAACGCCTAAAGCACCTAAAGCTGCACCAAGGCCTTCAAGTACGTTTACTGCTTTGCCGGACAGATTTAAGCCTTCAGAACCGAAGGCGGTTCTAAGCTGTCTTTTGGTTGCTGCTATTTCTTTTCTTAAATCCGAGGAATCCGCTCCAATTTTTACCAAGAGTTCTGCTACGGTTGACATTCATCCGCCTCCTTTCTTTGGGCATAAAATTCTTTAAAAAATTCTTCTCGTTCCGCTTCTTTTGCGCCAGAGGTTTTCCTTGGCAGGAATGGTTTCATCAGTTTCTCCGGAGTAATTCCTTTTACCTGTGTTGCCATGAGGTTAGCCGTAAAATATGAAGCAGTCCACAATACATTTAGTTTTCGTCTTTCATAGCCTGTCGCAAGCTTGGTAAGTTCAAAAGGACTAAGAGCATAAAACTCATTTGGCTTTAGGGCAAGTGGGCCATAGGCTATACCCTCTGCCCATTCCAGCCAAGAAAAAAAGGAAGGAGCCGTTTGCCCTTCCCTTAGTTTTTTCTCTCTTTTTCCAATTCTTCACTTACTGATTCTGTCATTTCCTCCGGAAACAGTTTATAATACACTGCTTTTCCTAAGATGCCAGAACCCGCGATACATTTAACTACCGGAATTTGAATGTCGGTTTCTAAATCAATCCCTTCATCCACCAGCTCCTGCAGTTTATTGGCATACCACTGAGGTGTACGCATTTTGTGATGACGCAGTGCCACGCTTAAAATAATGGTAAGCATACCAAGATCCAAACTTTGATTTTTAATAATATCTCCGGCAGGCTTTCCTGTCATGCGTTCAATATCTATAAGCCTGCCGATATTTAAAAACATATACTCATTTTCTCCAAAAAGCGGAAATTCTATCTTACGCATCTGCACTTCCTCCTGTAATTAAATCAGATAAAGGACCCGCCCCGGACAAAGTTCCCTTTAAGGTCGCTACATCATCATGAGGGGTAGATAAACTGCATTCGGTAAGTGCAGCCCACCCCGTAAGATAACTTTTGTCAGGGTATTCAAATTTAATATGTACCTGTTTGTTGTTCAAAAAGGCAGCTTCTAAAAACTTGGCTCCGCTATCTCCTGCAAGGTAGACACTTTCTAAATCAATCGACCAGCTTCTTAAGCCTGGAAGTGTTGCCTTCCAACCACCGCTGGTTTTATCTGATGCATCAATTTCATCTGCCTTACGAGATAAATCACCACTTCTTTGACCGCCAACTAAAGTCCAGGTTGGACTTGTTTCTGTTGCTCCTGTGTTCACATATAAAAGATAATCCTTACCCGCCGTTGCCTTACTGGTGCTGGCAGGCTCTGCAAATACTGTATATGCCATTAGCTTTCACTCCTTTGTAAATTTTGAATAAGCATTATAAGGCTTATCACTCCGTTATATCCTGTTTCTTCTTCAGGATAAGCCTCAAAAAAGTCCACCTGTTGGCGAACTGCTAAAAACTCATCCTCACTTAAATCAATTTGCTTTGTTTGCAGCAATACTATTACCCTGTTAGCAATACTGTTTATTTCAAATTTACCCTTATAGGTTGACCAAATATTGATTTGAACTGTGACCTCCACCATATCCTCATACTTTGTCCCAGCTTCTTTGCAGTTAAATGCACCAATAGTCATGAAGGGCGGTCTTGCAGTTTCCGGTACATAGTCATAAACAGGCACTTTTTCATTAGCTGTTAAATAGCTTATAAGTGCCTTTTGCAAGGCATTTAATGGTATACGTTTCATTTATTCAGCACCTTCTTCATGTTAGAAATAAGCTTAGGCTCTTCTGCGTCAAAGGCAGGCTTAATAAACGGCCTTCCCTTTCTGGCAGGAATTTTTGCAGATTTTCTAAGCAATAAATCACCGCCAGCAGAAATGGATAAAGCCTTTTTATTCTTAGCCCTAACAATATGCGCCTTAGCGCCAAACTCAACGATATGAGCATAGGGGGTTTTAGCTTTAACCAAACCTTCCGGTTTTCTTCTGTCAAAACCTGTTTTAATAGATTTTTTTAGCTTGCCGCTGCGCTGTGCAACCTTTTGTTTTGCCCCTCTGGCGATATTTTTAGTACTATCTTGCAATGCATTTTCAATAGCCAGACGCGTTTCTCCATCCCATGCTGAGATGCTTGACATAGCTTTAGTCAAATCACTACTTGTTACTTTTGCAAGAAATTTCATCATACACCCTTTTCATATTCTGCTATTTCAATATAGGTACTGTCTTTATAAAACCTTGTCACAGCAACAATTTCATATTCTCTGCCCTGCCATAAAAGATGCCAGCCTTTTTCCATATGTATATAGGTTCTGGTTTTTAACGTGATGTTGCTTAAAGCATTAGGTGTATCAAAGGCCTGCTTTTCGCTGTACCTGGAATCCTTCACCTCTGCCCATAGAGATATTACCTTTTTATAATTTGTTGCATACCCACCATAGCCATCGCTTGAAAGAATTGGTTGTAAAAGTTCAACCCGTTGATTTAGTTTAGCTATCTGCATTAAAAGCCATCCTTTCTGTCCCCAAAAAGCAGCGAACGCAAAGTCAGCATAAGCTGCTTATAGTCCGCTTCTTCTCTGTGTTCGTAAAAATAGGCGGTAGTATACATAATAGCTGTTTTGGCATTATTTGACTTTTTTAAGGTTTCTTCATCTGCCCGGATTACATCCTGACACACTTTTTCAGCAGATTCCAAAAGCTGCAGTATAAGTGTATCCTCGGTTTCTGAATCTACTCTAAGATATAATTTCATTTCCTCTAAACTTACCAGCACTTTACCCACCACCTGCTTTTACAGTTTTCTAGGCATTTAGTTTCAAGATTTGTACTGCTTCAGGCAGTATAAGCTTGCCATCGACACGTTCTTTTACCACATAGCCAATCATGCCATTTCCGGCATAAAGTTCTCTTAGTTCCTGCATGGAGCGAGTACCGCGATCACCGATATTGTAATAGCTATAATCACCAAAAGAGATAGCATTTGCAGGTGCATAAGCAGAGGTAAACACATCATAGCCTAAGATTTTATCCGGCTCGCCTGCTTGATAAGATGGCTGCCACATATATGCCCCGTTGTTATCTTTTAGTTTACGAATAGCAAGTAAGGTCTGGTCATTTAAGATAAACTTGGCATTCTTACGGTACGGACGTTTCAAAGCATAAATTAGTTCCAACATATCATCTGACTTAATGGCGGCAGTTAAAGTACTAGTTATGGTCGCACCACCGGTTTCAGCAAACAAACCTAAAGGTTTACCGGTACCGTCACCATTTAAGAAGGCATCCTCTTCGGCATTAGCCATAGCCTTGCCAAACTCGGTGATGATGTAATTTTCAAGGTTAAAGGCATTGTCATAGAGAAGTTCTTCGGTAATCTTAATGGCCACATGAAGCTTATGAGCATCAAGCAAGGTCTGTGCAAATTTAGCATCGCTGAACTGCAAGGCTTCCCCTTCTTCAATCCATGCAGCCGCAGGCTTGGTAGCTGCAATGTTAATTTTATGCTGTCCGGAAGTAGTGATAATTGTACCAAGACCGCGCATGATGTTATCTTCCATCAAAGCATCGATAATACGCTTGTCATATTCCTCCGGCACTAAATAACCGCCATCTGCATCAACGCCCTCCTGCAAAAGGTTGGATACCTGTTTGAAGTTAGTACGCATGGCTTTTAACAAATCCTTAGCATACGCACCTCGTGAACGTGCCGGTTTCATTTTCTCCAAAGTTTCATCCGGGAGAGCCGCAATACCGGGTTTATTGGTAAAAGGCTGATTAACTGCTTTAGAAAGTTCTTTATCAATTGCCTCCTGTTTTTCCAGACGCTGTACTTCTTTACCTAAAGCATCAATATCTGCCATCATGGCATTATAGGTATTTTCATCCGCAGCAGAAAGCGTACCTTTTTCACTACGGTGACTTTCCAAAAAGGACTTAGTGTTTTCCCAAACTTTGGCTCTTTTTTCACGTAATTCGTTAATATTCATAAATTTAATTCCTCCCTTAAATATGGTTCTTCAATAATTCTAATTTTTCTAGGCATTTATCAACCGAACACTCTTTTTCTTCCTTCTTAGGCTCAATACGACATTTAGCCGCTATCTTTTCCTTCAAAGAATTTACCGCAACGGCTTTAGAATACATCATGGATATAGCAGGTTGCTCTATAACATCCTCAGCATTTCTTTTTAAAATACCGTCAGCAAAACCTAGCTCTACTGCTTTATTGGCATTCATCCAGCTTTCATCGTCCATAAGGTGGGCAATCTTCACCCTTGCCATACCTGTCTTAATTTCATAAGCATTTACAATTGACTCCTTCACCTCACTTAACATGGCGATAGCTTTTTGAAACTCACTTTTATCTCCAAAAGCCATAGTTGCTGGATTGTGAATCATAAGGAGCGATACCGGACTCATTAAGACCTTACTGCCTGCCATAGCAATAACCGAGGCCGCACTGGCAGCCAAACCATCAATCTTAACTGTCACATTACCCTTATATTCCGTCAGCATATTGTAGATTTGAGCTGCTGCTACGCAGTCTCCTCCAGGACTATTAATCCAAATGGTAATATCTCCACTGCTGGAAAGCAATTCTTCCTTAAAAAGCTGAGGCGTGACATCATCATCAAACCAACTTTCTTCAGCTATGGTACCGTTAAGAAACAGCGTCCGTTCCAGCACTTCTTCTTGGCTTTCTTGATTCATTACTTTTTTGTTCTTCCACTGCCAAAATTTCTTCATTGTTATTTACCTCCTTTACTACAGAATACGCACTGCCTGCGTCCTTTAATTTAGTCATGTTACCATTGATGAGATATAAGTTACCTCCCTCCTCTTCAGAGATTTGATCTAGGTTTTCCAAGGCTCTTATATCATTGGCACTCATCCAGCCATTCTGTCTTGCAGTAGCGTAACCGTTCATACGGCTTTCATAATCCCCTCTAAGTAGTCCATCTACATTGAACTTAATAAAATACTTTCCCTTATCTCTTGGCGAAATAAGTGACCGCACCAAAGACTGCTCCCAGCGGATAAGCCAAGGCTCTAGGGTGTATTTTACAAACTCTAGAGACTGCTGCTCTATATTAGAAAAGCTCGACTTTTCAAGGTCACCAACCATATGCGGCGGCACCCTAAAAATTCGAGCAATCTCGTTAATCTGAAATTTTCTTGTTTCTAAAAACTGGGCTTCGTTTGGACTGATAGATATCGGCGTGTATTTCATACCTTCCTCTAAAACTGCTACCTTATTGGCGTTGGCACTTCCACCAAAAGCTGAGTTCCAACTAGCTCTTACTTTCTCCGGGTCTTTCACAACACCAGGATGTTCTAAAATGCCACCCGGTGTTGCTCCATTAGCAAAGAACTTCGCTCCGTACTCCTCGCAAGCAATTGCCATACCAATAGCATTTTTGGCCATTGCAATAGGTGAATAACCTACTAGACCATCAAAGCCTAAACCCGGTATATGAAGCACCTCGGAAGGTAATAGAATAACTTCATTGTTCTTGTTTAAAGGTGCATCCTCCATACTGCGTAAATACTTGTAATAGATATTTACGCTATCATCCCTATTTACACTAATCCTATTAGGCATTAATGGATAGATGCCGACAACCTCGCCTCTGCCATTTCGAATAAGCTGGGCATAAGCATTACCCCAAAGGAGCAGATGAGTCATCAATGTTTCTCTAAACACAAACGATGTCATTTCCGGATTAGGCTCATCATGTAAGAGAAAATACAGCGGATGTTCTAAGGCTTTATCTTTGCCACCGCTATCCGTGTATTTGTAAAGATGTAAGGGCAAGCCTGCTACGGCTTCTGCTAACACCCTAACGCAGGAATAAACTGCCGTCATCTGCATGGAAGAACGCTCGGTTACATTTTTCCCAGCCGTACTGCCACCAAAGAAGAACCTATACGCGCTGCCTACACTTACGTTCTTAGGTTTATCTCTGGAGTTAAAAAGCTTTGTAAATATTTCTAAAATCTTGACCACCTCCTAAAATTATGTTCCTGTCAGACAAATAAAATACCCCTGTCATCATAAACAGAGGCACCGTTATCATTTCCACAGCGAATTGCTCGGTCTAAAGCCATAATCGTGGCTATAGCACCGTCAATTTTCTCTGTGGATTTTTCTTTATCTGCTTTAATGTTCCCGGCAGGGTCCGTTCGGATAAAAATGTTATCCATATTCCATCTAAGCACCGGATGCCCGCTATGAGCAATTTTCTGCTCTAGTGTTAGTTTCATCAGTTCCTTAGTAGGTGGTGACATATCCTTAAAACCTTGTCCAAAAGGCACTACCGTAAACCCCATGCCCTCAAGATTTTGCACCATCTGCACCGCTCCCCAGCGGTCAAAGGCGATTTCCCGGATATTATACTTTTCGCCTAACTCTTCTATAAACTTCTCAATGTAGCCGTAATGCACTACGTTACCTTCGGTGGTCTGAATAAGTCCCTGCCTTGCCCACACATCATAGTTCACATGGTCACGCTTAACCCTTAAATCCAGCGTTTCTTCCGGTAGCCAAAAATATGGCAGAACTACAAATTTATCATCTTCATCCAAAGGCGGAAATACCAGTACAAAAGCTGTAATATCTGTAGTACTTGAAAGGTCAAGACCACCATAGCATACTCTGCCAATAAGGCTTTTTCCATCTACCTTAAAACTACAAGCATCCCATTTATCCATAGGCATCCAGCGGATAGCTTGTTTTACCCATTGATTAAGCCTAAGCTGCCTGAAAGAGTTCTCTTCCGCAGGATTTTGTTTAGCCGATTCGCAGGCTGCTTTTACCTTATCTATCCCAACGGTAATATCTAGAGAAGGATTAGCCTTTTTCCAAACCTTTGGATCAGTCCAATCATCGGACTCCTCTGCCCCATAGATTACTGGATAAAATGTACTGTCATGCTTTCGCCCTTCCAATATATCCTTAGCCTTTTGGTGGGTTTCATAGCAGATGCTATTGGTATCAGTACCTGCTGTAGTAATTAAGAAATATAAAGGCTGCATACGAGCATCGCCTGAGCCTTTGGTCATAACATCAAAGAGTTTGCGATTCGGCTGGGTGTGCAGTTCATCAAAGACAACCCCATGAATGTTAAATCCATGCTTGGAATAAGCCTCAGCCGACAGAACTTGATAAAAGCTGTTCGTAGGCAGATAGATTATTCTTTTTTGCGAGACTAATATTTTCACCCTTTTATTAAGAGCCGGACACATTCGCACCATATCTGCCGCAACATCAAACACGATAGTCGCTTGCTGCCTGTCAGCAGCACAGCCGTAAACCTCGGCACGTTCCTCCCTATCACCACAGCAAAGCAGAAGTGCTACGGCAGCCGCCAATTCCGACTTGCCTTGTTTCTTTGGTATTTCAATATAAGCGGTATTGAACTGCCTATAGCCGTTAAGTTTTATCGTTCCAAATACATCCCGTATAATCTGCTCCTGCCAATCAATCAGTTCAAATGGCTTTCCTGCCCAGGTTCCCTTGGTATGGCAAAGACATTCGATAAAGCCTACGGCATAATCAGCAGCGTCTTTATCATACACAGAGCCTTTTGCCTTAAATTTGGTTGCCTTATACCGTTTTAGTTTTTTCAAATATCATCACCACCTTTACAAATAAAAATAGCCGCCTTATAGCGACTGTACGAGTAACATCCCCTTACGGGACCGTTCTTTTAAAATTTTATTTAGTTGTGTTCTTTAATCAGTATTGCCAGGGCAATTTCAGCGCCTTCATCCACTGGCTCTATGTCCCAGCCTCTATCGTAATTTACCACCGCTTTGCCATCTAGGCTTATCCAAGCTTTAGAAATCTTACCGCCATCAATACCAAACTCACTGCCTACCTCATAAACTTTTACTTGGTATTTGTAAACTTTACCTTTAATCAGCATTGCTCCTGTTTTCCACATCATCTTCATCCTCCGCTTTCGTTTAGTTTACCTTTCGGTATGTGTATATTCGCTCTAAACGCACATAATAGCAAGCTATTTATGTAATTAAAACTGTATACTTTACTGCTCTCCCGTAAGGAGGAATCTAACATATTCTTTACGATGCTCTTCTAAATACATTACCAATTCGTAGTAGCCATATTCGTTGGCAAGGTACTGCACCATATTTACATCAAACATATTGGTGCGACCGGTGTCGCGAATAGCTAGAATTTGCTTTTTTACAATTTCACACATCATTTACCGCCTCCAATCTTACGGCAAATGTCTTCACCATAGGCTACATTAAGTCCCGAACCGTTATCCCAAGCTACCATAATGCTGGCGATATCATCAACTCCTAAGACCGTGCCTTTTGTTCCAATTGGGGGTGCTTGGCAGTCATCCATCTTCACTAGTTCAACCCTAGTTCCTTTTGGATATTCATTGCGTACTCTTTCAACTGTTTCTCTATTTGGAAACCGCATGGTCGACACCCCCTTTGAAAGCTGATGAGCCTGTAAAATTCTTAAGCAAGGTCTTTCTGACCTCTTTGTATTCTTTGCCGATAAACCCTAATCGTAAGAGGAAACATCTAAAAGCATATTTTTCATTTTCCACTTCTTTTTCTTTAGGATTTACCCGTTTTTGCTCTCTGGCAAGCTTTGCCAAGGCACATACAAATTTACTGTAGGCTTCAAGCAAGCTGTTATCTGACGGTTTAATTTTAAACCAGGGGAAGGTTATCCTATCTTCTTCTTCAATCACCTCAGGCAATTCTTCGAGGTCTAATGCCTTTTGAATAAGTTTTCCCTTAGCTGCTAAAAGGTTATTGAGGTTTTCCCAAGTTTCGGGTGTAAAAATATCTTTTGGCAGTGAAATGTTTACATCAAGCATTTCAGGCTCGGTTTCTGCATTCGCAGGTTCATCAGCCTTTTCAGCCGCCGCCATATTTTTCAACATCTTTTCTGCTAAAATTCCTTCTTTGGTAACAAACCCTTTTTCTTCAAGGGCTACAAGCAGTCTTTCCATCGCTGTTTCGTTTACTTCTTCTCCCCAGCTTAGGCTGCTGTTCTTGCTTAAGGTTAAACTGCCAATTTGGTAAGCACAGCTTGGAACACCAAGGTATTTTGCTTTCTCTAAGGTAAGCTCCTCCAAGGCTTTTACTAATTCTTTTCTGTTTTCGACTTCGAAATGTACATTCATGCTAATTGCCTCCTTTTGTTTTGGTAGGTACATATTCGCTCTAAATGTACTTATTATCAAGTCATTTAAGCCTAGTATCTAGTATACTTTTAGTCTTGCTGCGCCCAAACGATACCAGCCAAAACAAAACATACGCATGGTAGTGCCACGCCATTACCCCACATCTTATATTCTGCTGAATCCGAATGTGGATTTTTAAGCCATTTAATAATCTGATTCCTGCTCTTAGGCTTTTTAGCTGTTCCTATTATTCTTCGGTGTGTTTCAAACACCTCAGTCCAAAAGAGAATATCAGCATCACTTGGTTCATTATTACCAAGGTCGCTGCACCACCAGTCTGGAAATCCCTGCAGCCTTGCACATTCTGTAGGTGTTAATCTTCTTACTATGTAGGCATTGCCTTCTTCATCATTAATCAAAGGCGGGTCTTTATAATCCGTGGCAACTAAGGTATTTGCAACCTCTTTTTCAGCAGACGTAAAGAAAGAAGCTTTACTGCTTGTATAGGTTGGAGCAGCAACTGCCCCAGGTCCTTTAGCAACAATAGTAGGTTCTATTTCTTTTTCCACTGTAAATCCAAACTTGGCATTCTCGCCTTGATTGAAGGCTGCACGGTCAATGCCGTATGCCACTGCGTGTTTATCTACTGTGTTTAAAGTAAAACTCACATCTTCATTCACTCCATCACCTTGAGGTCCGTTTTCATCCTTCCTGCCAATCATAGAGCCTTGCAAAACAAAAGTCTGCATCTGATTGCTTTGCCGTGCCATTAAAGCACCGGATTTTTCTTTAAGGTCTATTACCTCATCTCTTTGATTTACGTGAAAGGCTTTTACATTTTCCACAACAGCCATGCCACCTTGATTGCAGGCAGGATTACCACCATTGCCGTCAAGAGTTCTTGAGGAATCTGCCTCATAAAATCCACTACTTGGATTATCCGACTTCATAGAATTACTGTCCTTAGAGCAGATACCATAGACCTTTGGCACAAATACCGTCTGGTCATTATTGCACCCTAGCGTGGCTGAAAGATTTTCCTGTACCAAAGCACCTTTACCGCCGCCTTCACAGCCACTGCGGATTTTCAGTGTTTTAGGTGTTTCCATTACAAACGGCTGATTGTTACCACCAGTGCCAAAAGTCGCAAGCACAGTCTGTGCTTTATCAAGCGGTCCTACAAACCTTGAATCCTGCGAGTGGTTTTCAAACACCAATGGTGGATGATTTGACTGAGCACGAAGCGTAGAGGTTTTATCTTCTGTTACATCCATCCGCTCTCCACCTTGATCATTTAAGCAGATTGTGCCTGTTTCTCCAGTGCAACCCTCAGTACCTCCGGCAATTTTTTGCCACGAACAGCGGCCCGTCTTAGAATACCCAGACAAGCCTTCTGACTCAAATAGTATTTCGCCTGCACTCCTGCCTGCAAAATCTGCGACAAGATAGATGCGTCTTCTGCGCTGGGGGACTCCCCAATATTGGGCATCGAGAACTCGCCAGGCAAGGGAGAATTCCTCTGCCACGATATTTCCTGCATTACTCCATTTGCCTTTTTTAAGTTCAGGAATAACAGCATCTTCGGTTTTGATTTTGCAGATGGCTTCAAGCACTGCTTTGAAGTCCTCCCCTTTATTTGAAGAGAACGCTCCGGGGACGTTTTCCCACACGATGTATCTTGGATATTTTCCATCTGTTGCATTCCTCATTTCTTTAATAATTCTTATTGCTTGGTAAAACAGTACCGACTGACTGCCAACCAGTCCTGCCCTTCTTCCGGCAAGGCTCATATCGGTACAGGGTGAGCCGAAGGTAATAATATCCACGGGGGTAATTTTCGCCCCATCTATTTGATTAATATCGCCTAAATGCTGTACGCTTGGCAACCGTTTTGAAGTTACCCTAATAGGGAACGGCTCAATTTCTGATGCCCATATAGGATTGATGCCGGACAATATACCACCTAAAGCAAAACCTCCTGAGCCATCAAAAAGACTGCCTAATGTTAATTTACGCATTGGCAGCCACCTCCAAAGCCCAGAAATCAAAAAATGCACTGTTCTGTGACAACTCCACAAAACGAATGCATTTTTCTGCTACCAGCTTTTCTATCCAAAGCGGTATTTTTCCCACGTTATCATAACGGCCATAAGCACCGAACATACATCGCATCCCAATATTTCTCGCTTTCACAGCATCATCAAATGTATCAAAATAACCAAGATGGATTTCTTTCTGGTTTACTTTTATTCTTGCCCTGAATTTCTTTCTTGGTGCATACCAGCTTACTCCACTTACTCCCGAAGTATTATTTTTCTGAATCGGCTGATTCATCTGGTTCTGCTGATGTGTGCATATGCGAAGATTACTTGAACAATTATCTAAAGTATCAAGACTAATATGGTCAACCTCATATCCTTTCAAGCAATTCAATAAATAACTGTGCAGTTTTCTGCCACGGCAATCTATAATATAGAATCTTCCACTTTCACAGCTTGCATACCATTTTACATTACTGATTTTATGAAAGGCATCTCGATCGAATCGGAATACCATTCCATTCGGCAATTTACCATACCCCACGCTGCCATCAAAGCTGTAAACAACATTACTCATTTTTTGCCTCCGTTTCTGGTTCAACCTCCAAATCATCAAATCGGATAGTCTTGCCGTCACGAAGAACGGAAATATCTTCTGTCTGTCCATTTCTGAATTGAGCATATCTTTTCACAGCCACATCTACAAATTTTTGTTCCAATTCTACACCATAACAAATTCTATCCATCTGTTCACAAGCCATCAAGGTAGATGCACTGCCGAGAAAACCATCCAGCACAATGCCATTTGACTGTGTACATTGTTTAATCAGATACGCTATCATCGGAACAGGCTTACTTGACGGATGCCCACATCCATCTTTTTCAGAATCCTTTATTCCATCGAATTCAAAGACGGCTGTCTGTTTCTGATCTCCATACCAGATATGTTTGCCGTCTTTTCGCCAGCCCCATATAATTGGCTCCATATTAAACTTCCAATCGGTGCGCATAAATGGTGCCCTTGGCTTTTTCCAAATCAGACCTGCACCGACTTTAAATCCAGCATCTTCAAACGCATCATAAAACACACGGGTTTTCATGGTTGCATAGAATTCATAGATTGATGCATCCAGTGCCATAGCATTTTTGAAGTTTGTAAATACCTTCAAAAGGAATTCATATCCCTGCTTATCATTCAAATTGTCATTTGCAATCGTGCCTGACTTATTTTTCAGTTCTACAAAATATGGGGCATCGGTACATACAAGGTTTGCCTTGGTTTCTCCCAGCAGCTTTTCAAAAGTAGCCGGGTCTGTAGAATCACCACAGATAACTTTGTGCTTGCCTAATGTCCAAATATCGCCAAGCTTAGAAAAAGTCGGCTTTTTCAATTCTTCATCGACATCAAAGTCATCATCCTTAACATCATCACCGGTATTAAAAAGTTTATCTAGTTCAGCAGGCTCAAAGCCGGTTAGGGAAACATCAAACTCTGCACCCTGCAAGGATTCGATTTCAATTTTCAAAAGTTCTTCATCCCAGCCTGCGTCCATAGCAAAACGGTTATCTGCTATGATGTAGGCTTTCTTCTGTGCCTCGGTTAAGTAATCAACCAAGACGCAAGGTACTTCAGCAATTCCTTCTTCTTTGGCAGCAAGCACCCGCCCATGGCCGGCTATAATACCGCAATTGCTGTCGATGATTACAGGGTTAACAAAACCAAACTCCCTTAGGCTTGAACGAAGTTTCGTTATCTGCCCTTGGGAGTGAGTTCTTGCATTATTTACATAAGGCACCAATTTATCTATTGGCACAAGTTTCATTTCTGTAGTTTTCTTATCCACTAGCTTGCCTTCCTTTCCAATATTTTTTTAAGGCCTTTATACGCTCCCATCAGATTGCCGGCCTTAGCTAACCCTTTCAAAGTACATAACTGTTGGCGAGTCAGTTTATCCTTATGATTTCTTAAGGTATTTCTAAACATCCTAAGGTGCAATAGTTCTTCATTGGTCATTTTCGTTTCTCCCTCGAGCGTAAAAGCTGCTCCATAAAATCATTCTGATTAGTTGGCCCGGAATATTCTGTTGCCGTGTTTTCACGAATAACGGCAAATATCTCATTCCACAACCTGTTAGCCTGAGATAAATAATTCTGTCCAATACTGACATACGGTGATGTCATTGCCCCTCCCGTAGTTGGATGTTTTGCTAAATAACCCGTTGCCGTTATTATTTCTTCACAATGTTTCCATCTGGCGGCAGCCATCGCATACCTCTCCAGCGTTTGCGGAGATATGTAAGCAACGCATCCGCGTTTATTAAGCCAATCCCAGGTTTGCTCATATATTTCTTTTGCCTGCAAAACTCGTCCATCCTTTTGCGTGGCTGAGAGCATCTCGCTAGGCTTAGGCATTTCTTCGCCCTGCATATCCGGTAAATCTTTAAACTCCATAACCTTAAGAGGTCGTTTACCCGGATTTCCTTCAGCAATCTTATCTGCCAAAGGCTTGCTGGGACGTCCTCCCGTACCCGGACTAGGTCCTCTTTTACCCAATTTTCTACTACCTCCTTAAATCACGGGGGTAATCCCCCTTAAACTTTCGCGTTTTTTTGCGTAAGACCCCCCGCCCGTTCCTCCCGTACAGGGGTTTTGAGATTTGACCTCCCCCTAACCTCACTCAATTATCTGTGCCAACGGTCACCATTTTGTGCATGAAGCCTAGCATGACACTCTTTACATAAAGCTATAAGATTCTTCCTCTCATGCGTTCCGCCTTGAGCCAACGGAAGTTTATGGTGTATCTCTTCAGTTACAACGTACCTGCCCTTTGTTAAGCACTCCTCACACAAAGGATGCTCCGCAGCATAACTGTCGCGGATTCGCTTCCAAGCGCGTCCATATCTACGGCGTACAGCAGGATTCCTGTCGTACTTCTCGTAGCGTTTATTTTCTTCTTTCTGATGCTGTTCACAAAAACGCCCGTCTGTTAAACTGGAGCATCCGGGGTAGGAACAGGGTCTCTTAGGCTTTCTTGGCATCGCCCTCACCTCGTTCTAATTGTTTAGCCTGTGTACACCTTCCACATCTTATAAGGCATAAGAAAAGCCCTGCAGGATTGTTCCCACAAGGCTCTCATTTATTCTTCACTTTTCACAATACTAGTATATCATGTTCAGACTATAAATGTGTCCACGAAATTACCTCTTACTTGCCATACAGTAAAACCGCAAGCTTTGCCAGTGCCCTGTTCTTCCGGTTATATGCGGTGGAACGCTCAACATTAAGTTGGCGGCATATTTCATAAACGGCTCCTATCTGACAATCATCATCGCGATAAAATGTTTCAAGAACATATCGCTCATCGCTGCTCAGTTCTTCCCATGCAGGCTTGAACCATTCCATGTACTCCATCGCCTGCCTGTACCGCTCCTGCAGAACATCTATTTCCTCAATCCCCTTTAAAATACTTTCTTCGCCCGCCTGCGGATTGTGTGTCCTTGGCATTCCATCAAACTGTGGACTGCTTATTGTGCACATCTTATCGTGGGTATTTTTTATTTCATTGCTTGTATTCGTAATAATGAATGCCATGCTGTCATAATCTTTTAAGGCATCCACTGCTGCAGAACGCTTATCTAAATACTTCCAAATAATGCTCATATCCTTACCTCCGATAATTTATATTTCTCTCGGATTGGCATGGATTGACTCTGATTTTCATAGATTTGCTTTTACGGCATCAATCAAGGCAGACTGGGAAGTATCCTTCATCTTCAGTGCCTTGATAATTTTTTCATCAATGGTGCCTTTTGTTATGATATGGGTAATGACCACAGTTTCTGCCGTCTGTCCCTGCCGCCATAGTCTAGCATTGGTCTGCTGATATAATTCCAGTGACCACGTAATACCAAACCACACTAGGGCAGAACCGCCTTGCTGTAAGTTTAATCCATGACCTGCTGATGCCGGATGAATAAGACCCACGGCAAATTCTCCCTTATTCCATCTCTCAATACTGCTGGGAGAAGATATTTTTGCATATTTCACTTTCAGCCTGTTCAGCAGTTTTGTGATACGCTCTGCATCATGTTTGTACCAATATGCCACAAGAATAGGCTTACCATTTGCCGCTTCGATAATATCCTCCAGTGCCTCAAGCTTTCTTTGGTGTGTTTCCAAGATACTCTCCTCATCGGAATAAACCGCCCCGTTTGCCATCTGGGACAGCTTACCTGTAAGCGATGCGGCATTGGCCGCTGTTATCTCTCCATCCGGCATTGCCAGTACAAGGTCTCTTTTTAGCTCCTCGTATTTTTTATTTTCTGACTCCGACAATTCCACCTCAAGCTGTGTGCTGATAAGCTCCGGCATTTTCAGATGGTCAGTGGATTTCATAGAAATCGTTATATCTGAAATCTTGTCATAAATTTGCTGCTCTGCATTTGGTTGTGGCTTGTAGCTGTAAATAATCTGACCGTTACGCTTGTCCGGGAAGAAGTAGGTGGTTCGGTACTGACCAATGAATCGCCCCAGTCTTGCACCCATATCCAACAATTTAAACTCTGCAAATAAATCCATCAGACCGTTGCTGGAAGGAGTGCCTGTTAAACCCACCATTCTTTTCACCTTTGGTCTTGCTTTCATCAGTGCCTTGAACCGCTTGGACTGGTAATTCTTGAAGGACGAAAGTTCATCCACAACCACCATGTCAAAATCAAATGGCACACCGCTTTTCTCAATTAGCCACTGCACATTCTCACGGTTGATGATGTAAATATCTGCCTGTGCTTTCAGTGCTGACAGCCTTTCAGCTTCTGTACCCACTGCCACGGAATACTGCAAAAGATGCAGATGCTCCCACTTTCCGATTTCTGCACCCCACGTAGAAGTAGCAACTCGCAAGGGGCAGATGCACAGCACCTTGCGTACTTCAAAGCTGTCAAACATCAAATCGTTAATAGCAGTCAGCGTAATGGAAGTTTTTCCTACCCAAGCCCATTTCCAACAGCAACGCTGTTATTTCATGGTTTTCGATATAATCAATCGCATATTTCTGGTAATCATGTGGAATGAACTTCATTTGGCATCACCTCCAATCTCACAAACCATTCTTTCAATCTGATTCACATCATCCAGTACATATACTCTGTATCCAAGTTTTTCTAACATTCCATGTCTTGCCAGTTGCAATGGTCTGGGCTTTTTTCCAGGTGCTTTTACTTCCACAAAAGCAAATCTGCCAAAAGGTAAAAGTGCCAAGCGGTCTGGCATTCCATCAAAGCCAGGAGAAGTGAACTTAGGGCATATCCCACCATATTTCTTAACCGCTGTTACAAGTTTCTGTTCGATTACTTTTTCTCTCATGTTTTCTCCTGTTCCCATTACCTAAAAATCCCTATGCGCGCGAATATGTGCGCACTTGAGGTAATCTACTACTTATTATAAATATTTTATTATTATTATAATTATTAAGAACACAGGTACAAAAGCAGCAAAGTCGGCTACCGCCCGCACCCTTGAAGTGTTCCTAACTTTGTTCCTACCCCTTATTTTAGGAACATAATCACAAACTGGGAACAGTTCCTAAAATCATCATTTTTTAGGAACACCATTAGGAACACTCTTGGGAACAAAAATATACTGTGGCCCATATAACTGCGTTCTGATTTTATTCGGCAGACGCTTCCACTCGAGTTTAATCAAGATTGCCGTAATTGCGTTGGAGTCAGCACGGCCAATATTCGCTCTCTCTTTACCAAAGCACTCACACCATATCTCCATGCTGCTGACCTTTGTTCTTCTAACATTTCCCTTTCTTCCGATTTCTCCCAGCTCGTTTCCGCTTAGGAAATTTCTGCGTTCAAACAAGTCCATAGCATCCCAGTTATCAGGAAGCTGTGTATCAAGATACTCACGCACCAGTCCCTCACGTTCATCCGATTCCATAGCGGCACGTTGCTCCTCCTTAGCAAGGATATCCTCTTCCGGTGTCAAATAAAGTTTTTCTCCCGCCTTTACAAGTTCCAGAGCTTCTGCCCAGATTTGCTTCACATCTTGTTCCAGTAATTCCCATGAATGCTTTCGCCCGCTACCCGGAGTCTTGACCGGCCAGAACCGTCTGTTTCCCGTTGTATCACGAAGATACCCTGACTCTGCATTTGTTGTTCCAATGAAAATACATTGGCGAGGATGTGGTGTTGGTCTCTTACCAAAAGCCGCTCTATAAATATCATTCTGCCTTGAGATAAAAGAACGCAATGTTTCAACCTCTGCCTTGCGAAGTCCTGCCAGTTCTCCGATTTCCAAAATCCAATAGCCCTGCAGTTTTTCGGCCGCCGTCTTATCCTTGGTATCATTAAGACTCAGTGAATCCGAAAACCACTCACCGCCAAGCAGCGCGATAAGAGTACTTTTTCCAATGCCCTGCGGGCCGTTTAACACAATCATCGTATCGAATTTACATCCAGGGTCTAACACTCGTTTTACTGCTGCACATAATGATTTTCTTGTTACCGCACGAACGTATTTATTATCATCCGCACCAAGATAATCAATCAGCACCGTTTCCGCTCGCTTAATACCATCCCAGTCCGGCAAGGCATGAAGGAACTCACGAATAGGATGGTAGGAACGGTCATCCGTCACCTTTGCCACAGCAATCTTATAATTTCTTTCAGAAAAAGTTCCGTAGTTCATATCGATGTAGCTGATCAGCTGTGCATCATCGGCATCTCTCCAATATTTAGCAGGATGCTTCCAAGGCACACTGCCTTTGATTTCCATTCCATCAAGCTGCTGATTGAATACGATGTCATGCAGTTTTTCATCATTTTCAAGAATCAGCGTAAGGTTTCGCAGTGTATTACAAAGATTCCCGTTCTTATCTCGCTGCAGTCCCTGTGTCCAGTCCTCAAATTCCTGTTTCGCCTTTTCCTGCTTTTCCTTTAACAGCTGCGCTCCCACACGTTCATCCTTCAGCAAGAACTCGACTGCCGCGGCATAAGATTTCTTTTCATCCAAGTCGGCAAATTTATGGATTCGAATCAAATCAAAGGCATTGCACAGCTTACCCCCGGCAGGATCTGTAGCATGATGACTGTAAGCAAATTTATCCTCATAGATAACAACGCCCGCAGAGCCTTCGCCAGGAACGTAATCATATCTGCCTGAGCCATCCGCTGTCGGCGCATAAATATCAAAAAGGTAAGTATCCATTACCTCCTGAACTGTATAGGCTCGGCAGATTGCTCCTACCACACCTTCCTTTTCAAGCGGATCCTTCTGCTGCTGAACTTTGCGGTCAGCGACTTTGCTTTCCTTCGGTGTGGTAGGAAGCAGTGAACAGTCCCTCCAGTTTGGGTGCTTTGCAAAAATCTCATCCGGGTCAAGCCAATCACCATCAAAGGTGTCAAACAGATATTCTCCGTTGGATGGACAGGTCGGCCAGTACATCAGCTGATGGGGCGAAAAGGAGCAAGGGTCAAGCATACCGATAAATCCGTTGTCCTGTGCATAGTATCTCGCCGTCGCATTGAACTCATCGGCTGTCATATCACGGCTGACCGGGATAATCATTCTCGCCCTCGGCTTTTCCGGCATATGGCTATGGGTAGTATAATAGCAGCCCTTATTATGGATTTTATTGCTGATATTCTTTAATAATTCAGGCTCAATACTATCAAGGTCATAAACTAGCATGGAACGGCAAACCACCTTATTTGCCTGTCTGCGATTGCCACTCAAATGCCCAGCCACAAATCCACCCTTGTCCTTAATATCATCACGCTGTCCCTTTGGCAGTTTCGGATATTCCTCCGCTGTTTCCGAGGTATAGATTGGGGTGCGCAGTCTGTCGCACAGTTCATCAAATTTAATAGTTTTATTTGACCAGAACTTTGCCGTCCTACTGTTGCCGTAAGCAATACTCAAATCACGCATCTTTGCTGACCTCCTTCAAATCACTGCCAAAATAGCGCAGTCTATAATTCTTTCTCTTGGCTCTCCTAATTTCAGCATCCATTCCGGCTGATATGCTTTCACCAAACACCCACACCTCACTGCAGTGACTCATCAGTACATTCCCAAAGTGCAGTCCCATTTCCCGTTCCGCTATATCGTTATCATTAAGGAACTGCGGAAACAGCAAATGGGTCGCAAGGGGAATATATCCCTGTTCCACAGCGAAACGGCTGTACTTTCGTGCATTTGCAATATTTCCGGTAACATCTCCCGAAAATCGTGAGCATATATACACCAGTGGTCTATATGCTCTTACCGCCTTCGTTTTCTGTTCGATATTGGATAACGCATCGTGAGTGGTTGGATCAGGATAGCCTTCGTTGTTATACCTGCTTATTGACATCACTATTCTCCTGTTCTATTGTTGGCAAAATCCCATCTGCTTTCATTAAGTCATAAATGAATAGCCGACCTTTTTGCGTCCAGTAGGTATGCGGCTTTGTATGAATTGTCCCGTCATTTCCTGGATAACTATGTGTCTTGGTGCTGGTATAACCATTTTCTGCGTGTTTCTGATATAACAGCCAAATGTCACCCTGCTTAAACTGCACACCTTTTTCATGCAGACAGCGATTCATCCAAATAGCAGACTTCCCGTAATCTTTTGCTATCGCAGAAGTTGAAATAAGGTCTTTGCAATTAAGCACCACGTCATAGTAGCTTGCCTTCGGCTTCATTTCCGCAATCTGCTGTTTTTGCACCGCCGTTGTTTGTTCCAGTAAACAATTCTTTTCCCGTGCTTCTTTTAATGCAGTAAATGCTGCAATTGCAAGATCCGGATTTGCAATTAGCTCATCTGTCGCATACATCCCATATTTTCTTATAGTGGGAAGAATCTCGCTTGTTACCCAACGTTTAAACCTTCTTGCATTCGGCATCTTGCTAGAAAGAATAAGGCTGTACAGCCCCGACTCATTTATAATGATAGTTTCCTTATCCTGCGTTCCATCGAAAAGCATTGCTTTTCGTCTGTCCTCTTCATCAACATGGCGGTTTATATCTCGACTACCGTTTTGGTACCCGAGGATATCCGCTACATCCTTACCGACAAAATAAGAAACTCCATTAAGGTCTGCTGTTCTCACCGAGCCAAACTCAGCATTTTGAAAAATTTGTATTTCGTTCATCAAAAAAACCTCCTATTATTATTTGGAGAATTATTACTCCTACCTTATAGCCACGTCCGAAGGTCAAATCTGACGATTTTGAAAAAATACCCGAAGTTTTTTCTCGGCTCTCTTTAATTTCTGAGTAATGTTGTTTTCGTCAACACCTATTGAAGCCGCATATTCTCTAATTGGGATGCTATCGATACGAACAGCTATAAACATATCCGCCCAATCCTGCTTTTTACCAAGAGCCTGTCTTATACGCTGACATACAGCGTCATATTCATAGCGGGCGGTGCGATTTATTTCATCAGAATAATCTGGTACTGTTTCCATTCCATCGGACTCATCTTCCGATTCATCATCTTTGCGGAATGGAGTCTGTATCTGTCCACGGCGGCGATGTTCTTTGTGCCAGTTGTTATATAGTAGCTTATTAAACCGCTCATCCATGATTTCCTGAACATTTCTGCGTTTTACAATTTCATTATCCGTTTCCTCTTCAAGACGATTTTGGTAATCTGCCTCAATCATTAATGTGCAGTCCTCGTCTGGCACCTCAATAGTCATTGATACTGGCGGTTTGTTTTCATTTGTGTTTTCATACTTAATACTGATTTTCATAAATTGCCTCCTTCGTCGGAGGCAATCATGGCAGGGTATAATAATAGGTCTACATATGGAGATACACAGACCCGTAGATGCAAAAGAACGCAACGAGGTAAGGGTATCTCTTTGCAGGCTCGTCCACTGTCTTTATCACAGTGAATCGAAACCTATGAGATATCCTGCCAAGATTGCGCACTCCGGCATGATTTTCTTTTTGGGTAGCTAACCCTTAACTTGGGATAGGCAGGCTGATTATTCGAATCCTTCTCTGCCTATTATTTGGTCAAACCCTTTTACTGGGATTTGTTAGTGTAAAAGCAATTCTAAAATTACAAGAGTGAATCAAAATCAATCATTTTTATCATTCATTTCTGCGAACACATATTGATAAGTTGTGAAAGTGTAGATTTTTTAAAAATATCTGTTATAATATTAGGTAGACCAATTCCCTAATACCTATCTACTACCACTAGCGTTCTTTTGATTGTTTTTACACTATGAATTATAGGATATCGGCTTGGTAGCCATAGGTAGGCACGGGTAGGCTTGGGTAGGCTTCGATAAAAGGTGGTGGAATAGATGGATTTTGTAGAATTCGTAACCATAACTAGACCTATACTTGGAGGAAAAGGCGGCGTTCATATTTATGTAAAAACCCTCTTTGATGCAATACTTACTGAAAATGGAAAAGAAATACTTGATGGTTACAGTAAAGAAAGTTACAAAGCTTATGCTGGCGGAAAAACAAGCATTAGAGATATATCGAAGGCAATGGTTCAATACATAGATCCTGTTGAGTTTTCTTCATTTATTTTTAATACTGAAGAATCCACTCAAATAGCTTTATGCGAGCAATTTACGGAGTTCTTGCCAAACATCAATGTCAATAATGTTGGCGATGAAATAGCTGAACTCTTTGCAAATATAATAAGGACTGCCGCTCAAACCAAAAGAAAAAAGCCAGCATCCAAAAAGGACACTGGCACAGATTCTATTAAACTTCCTGATGAACAACCTTCTGACGAAAGTCCATATTCTTTTGAAGATAATAAGTTGCTTCAAGATTTCACAGCCGATTACGATGAAATTATGTTCACCTTGATAGGAGAAAACTATGATGTATCATTAGTTGATATGTCATTACCAAATAAAGTACAAGCTTTGTATAAAACCAAGTGGAATGCAAAAGCTGATGCTTTCAGCGACCCCATTTTGAAATCATATGTATTTGGGTTGCTTGGAGAATTAAATCAACTTAGCAGCAGTCTTTTTACTGCTGGTACTGAACCATTCTTCATTAAACAAACAAGAACCAAAATAAGAAACTTATATGTAAGACTTCATCCCGACTCATTTGCTAAAGCATTTCCGTATGATGCTTTCATTGATGATTGGGACGATGGAGAAATATATTAGTCAGAAAGGAGAATGCCGATGCCAACGATAGATGATTCTATCCGAAAAATAGACAATGTAATATGTAGGCATTTGGACGAAATTGAAGATACATCTCGTGGTGCTATTTCGCAGGATATTTTAGAGCAGTTAACGAAGTTTGTTAATCATGTCATGCTCAAATTTTATGCTAATGGCAGAGATATCGATATTAACGAAGAAAATATAGCTAAGGCAACCGAGTTTGCTCAAGTAAACAGCGAACTACACACTTTATATAAATTTCGCAATTATTTAAATGTTGTAACCACTCAATATACTTTGGACGAAGACGGCTCAGAACGATTGATGCTGAAGTATTACCAATACTTACTAGAGGCAAAAAATCTCCTTAGACACTACTACAACATTGAGGTATTACACAACATTGAGAAATTCCCCCTGCATTTGGATGATACCTTGCAGGAATATTATGCAAAAATCTCTGAGAAGTTGGAACGATACCCTAGAAGAACAGATAGTTACGAAAGCAACAAATATTATATCCAAAAAATAAAACCTCTGTTTGTAAACAGAAAGATATACTATGAAGTCACATTTGCACCTGTAGATGATAGAAGAAATAAATCTAAATCCAACAGAGTAATTGCCTTTACAAAACTACCCATCAAAAGCAACTATGCATCAAGATTTCATCTTGTGCAAGAATCAATAGAAATTCTGGGTAAGACAATGCCCATCATCATTATCGATGGTTGGGAAGTGGCCATCCGTGACTGCGAATTTAAGAACTTCGCAGCAATAGTAAAAGGCGATAAAATCAAAATACCATATCCGGAACAACGTATCATCTGTGAGTTCATTACAAGTCGTAGTTATTCGCTTAATGAACTTATGGACTTTCCAGATACAGCATACGAAAAGATCACAAATGAATGGAAAAGTAAACTGAAGTCCTACTCTTTCATTCCGGTTTTGGATAGTTGCAGAGAAATAATTCGACATAAGCGCTCCGGACAAAATATACTTCGTTATCTTCTTTATAACATGAACAATGTTATCATCAAGAATCAGTATTCAGCCGGCTTCTATAGTCAATATTATGAGGAGTGGAGAAATGTTGGTAACAGTTCGCTCTCATATTTATTCTTGTCAAGTAAATGCAGGCCATTTGATAAGATGCCTTTTAACCAATCTCCAAGCGGTCATAATCCAAGGCAAAGTGCATTATTTGAATGTATTCCTTGTCACGATAGAAAGCCAGAGTTATTTGCTAGATTTATTAGAAATAATACAGTAGGAAAGGGACAATTATTTACAGATATTAGCGAACTTAGTAATTATCCTGATTACGAATTCCTTATAAAAAAGTACAATGATAGCCTTTGGGATGGACATAGACCTGCCAGCGATTTGATTCTTGAACACAATCAAGTGTTTATCAACGACTATAAACTGGATACTTGTACAGTAATTGAGAAGTTACAAGAATTGGCTGAGATTGGCATTGAAAACTATAGTGATGATTTTGATACTTGGTATTTTTTAGGTGATTACGAAATAGACTGTGACGAAAAGAGATACATAATTAGCCGTATTTTTTCTGAATCAAGTGTTGGTGTGATATACGGTTCTGCTGGAGTTGGAAAATCTACACTAATAAACCACGTTTCTCACTATTTAAACGATGCTGAAAAACTATATCTAACGCAAACAAATCCTGCAAAAGAAAATTTGATGAGTAAGATTGATGCTGAAAATACAACTTTCTCAACAATCGAAAGCTTCAAACATCAAGGCTCACCTTTAACAAAATATAAACTATTGGTTATTGATGAATGTAGTACCGTTAGTAATAAGGACATGGTAGAGGTATTGCAAATAGCAAATTTTGAAATGCTTTTACTTGTCGGAGATACCTATCAGATTGATGCCATTCAATTTGGTAACTGGTTCTCTGTGCTAAAATCATTTTTACTTGAAAGTGCTGTTTTTGAACTTACCCAGCCCCATAGAACTAAGGACAAGCGTTTGCTTGAACTTTGGGACAAGGTTAGACATATGGAAGATACAGCAAAAGAAGTCATTGAGAGAGAAAGCTACTCCTTAAAAGTAGATGAGACACTGCTCTCTTCACTTGAACTCGGGGAGGCTATCCTTTGCTTAAATTATGATGGTTTATACGGAATCAATAATATCAACCGATTCCTTCAAGAGAGTAATCACAACCCTGCTGTCACTTGGGATATTCAACAATACAAGGTTGAAGACCCTATTCTCTTCCTTGATTCAGATAGATTTCGGCCTGTCATACACAACAATATGAAAGGCATCATCAAAGGTGTAGAAATACTAGATGCAGGTACTCCAGAAGAACGTATTCAATTTGACATTGAAATACCAAAAGCTGTAGATGAACGTGATATTTCAGGATTTGACCTTGAATTGCTAGAAAGCTATGAAGGGGAAGAAAAATCATTAGTTCGATTCTATGTACACAAATTAAAAAGTGCAGATGAGGAAGATGATGATTCAAGAACTGTTGTTCCATTCCAAATTGCTTATGCTGTATCAATTCATAAAGCACAAGGCTTGGAATATGACTCTGTTAAAATAGTTATTACCGATGAGGTGGAAGAATTAGTAACTCACAATGTTCTCTATACTGCTATCACAAGAGCAAGAAAGAAATTAAAGATTTATTGGACTCCCGAAGTTGAAGAAAAGGTAATCAACCGAATTAAGCCACGAGATATAAGCAAAGATGTTGAACTTCTAAAAAACTATCTCACTGATAAACGACAAGATGATTCACTTGATTTTTTGCTATGAAACAAGGAGGTGCAAAATGCGAATCAGTTATAACAAACTGTGGAAAATGTTAATTGACAAAGAGATGAATAAAAAAGACCTTAGAGATGCTGCCGGAATCAGTGCAGCTTCTATTGCCAAACTTGGCAAAGGCACAAATGTAACAACAGATGTTCTTCTTAAAATCTGTGAAGCAATGGATTGCAAGTTGGAAGATATCATGGAAACCATCAAAGATTAAGGGAGGTCTACTCTTCCATTGCAAGCAGATACCTATATCGAGCATTAGACAGCAGTTTGAAAAAACAATTTCATTTATCAAAATAACTAGGAGGAATTTATATGTTACGAATTGAAGATATCGTAGAAATACGAAAGGCTACTGTATATGATAGAGGTTACGAAATCGTATTTCCAGATAATGAAATAATTTGGCTTACTAAAAGAAGAACCATTGCAGGTTTACTATTACTTATTAAATACGAATCATGCTCAGAAGAAGATTTAGTGGGAGCAAACACTAGATTACAAGAAATAAAGCAAATTCTTCATGGAAAATATAATGAGTCTTGGATTAAAGACCGTTATGGTGATGCCAATAAGCCATTCAGCGAATTATGGACAGAGGAAGGCTTCTCATGTGTTCATGCAGAAGGTCTTCAAGGAAATCGACAATATGTTCTTCGCAAAGAAGATCACGATTCACTATTTAACCCTAATGCAAAAGCGGTGAGAGAACAAATAAGCAATAGTGATAAACAAACAATCCTTAATCAGCAAAATCATCATTGCAATATTTGCGGTTCCCTACTTAAAGAATCAACCTCGATAAATCCTCATACTTTTGCCAAAGACCGGGTATCTTTAGAATTTGACCATAGAATTCCTGTTGACAGAGGAGGCGATAGTACAATAGATAATTATCAAGCACTTTGCCATTATTGTAACAAATGCAAACGTCAAATGTGCTTTGTATGTCATGAAAAATGCAATGCATCATGTGCCCTAGTTTATCCTGAAAACAACTCTGTAGTTTTGGCAACTGGCGAAGATATTTCTGACCGTCTAAAATAGTGTATAAAAAGAGCAATTGTATTTATTGTACAATTGCTCTTTTTATATCATTACATATAGAAGTTATTACTGGTGGACAAACTGCATTGGCTAATTGTTTGATTGCATCTGTTCTTGAAACTTGACTCAAATCAAACCACTCTGGAAATCCCATAATTCTTCTCATTTCCACTAGATTTAAGTGTCTACGTTCCTTTGATAGAACCGGAATCATAGCACCGCCCCCAGAATTACTAACCGCAAACGTTGGAAAAGGTTCATCTAAAGAATATGCTCTTATTCCACTAGACCTTATCTGAAAAATGCAATCATCCAAGTTGCAATTACTACCGATTCTTTCTAGTTTTGCTCTTGTCTTTGGTAATGAAAAGCTAATCTGTTCTGCATTTTTTTTATTCGTGTATAGATCTACATATTCTTGCCATTTGTCACTTATAGGAATAGAATAATCTCCTAGATTCAAAAATGACCTTAATGCTGTTTTCTCCGTATTTTTCTCTGTAAAATTAAATTCAATACTTCCAGTGATTTTTGTCTTGAATGCAACTAAATAAATTCTAGGTCGACTTTGTGGCACTCCAAAAAAACTGCTGTCTAAGATTATATCGTGTGTCTGATATCCTTCTTCAGCTAAGTGTCTAATAATTGTTCTATACGTATTACCCTTATCGTGTCTTTTTAAATTAGGAACATTTTCAAAAAATACTATAGACGGTTTCTTGTGTTTTATTATCTCCATCAGTTTAAAAAAAACTGTACCACGCGGGTCATTGAATCCTTCGCCTTTTCCAGCCTGTGAAAAAGGTTGACATGGAAAGCCTGCACAAATCATATCAAACTCAGGCAAAACTTCTGCTTTAATACTGAACAAGTCTCTTGAATTAAATTTGTCCCCAAAATTGCACGCATATGTCACTTCACAGCTATCATTGATTTCGTTTGAATAAACCATTTTTGCATTCAACTCAGATTTTTCAATACCTAATCTAAACCCGCCGATACCTGTACAAAATTCAGCATATCTTATCAT